GATTGTTGTATTCTATGTTCTTTTAACTCGCCTGCTATAAACATGCAGAGAGCAACTACGCTACTAATTACCGTTTCCATTTGTATATTTTATCTCCCTGTTTTGATCTTTTAATTTTTCAATGTCATCTAACATTTTAGATATTTGTTTTTCCATAAATTCAATACGAAGTTTATTACTTGTATTCATTTCTTGATTAATTGTTAACTTCTCTGTTGTTTTATATAGGTCTTCAATTAACATAAATTGTTCAGAGTCTGCAGGTAATGATCCCATTAATCCTCTTGGCCATTTGATTCTAAATTCTGTATTCTTTTGAAGATCAGATTCCATTAACTGTAATCTTGTATTATGTTGATTTTGCGTTTCAATAACACCAAAATAAGCCCAGGTGCCGATTGCGACGAGCGCGATCAAACTAGCAACCGTTTTCATAGGCATTTGCACGGCAGCCTCTTCCGATATTCTTAATGGTTTGCTGCTCATCTAGGTATGTATCCTGGCTGTAGGAAAAGAGCTATCAATACAAAAGCTATAATCAGTGCACCTGTAAAATAATAGTTCATTCCTGGCCACCTCTATCATTACGTTAACCAGCTAATAATTTTTTTCCACCAAGAGTTTCCTGATGCCTGACTCAAACTGCAATCACAGTGAGCACATTTGTTAATACCTTCATGCACGTGGTGACTTATTTTGTGTCCACAAAATTCACACATCTTTGCTTGTGGTTGTTTAATCATGTTTCTTCTCCTCAATCTCGTAGAAAAATTTATCTGTATCTTCGGTCTTCCATTTACCAGTGTCTTCTACATTCCACTCGTTTGTTTGCACCTTCCAATCAGGAATATTATCCTTAACCGTAAATGAAGGTAGGTCCCAAATACACCTATTGTTTGGTTGGGCAGCATAATTGCCATCTTTTAAGGCTATTATGTGAGCACACTTATGTTCGTGTGGTATTTCTGAATGATCAGTGTCGATTATATTACCATCCGGATGGGCCCAGTCAACTGTAAATAGATAGGACCCATAATGCCATTTCTTGTCTTTTCCTATATATTTGCCGGACGCTGCGCTTAAAATATTCCAGCTAGTAACAGCAGGATAATAACTAAAAGAATTCCAAAGCTCCAGTTCATCCAGTCTTCTTGCTGGTACGTCTTCGACTTTGAAACCACGTTGGATAAACGCGTTAAGAGGGAGGCGATAAAAGATTGCGCCATTTTCCATAAGTGCATGCCATAAGATAGCACGACCCCCCAAAGAGCTAAGACCAAAGATAATGCAGTCTTCAACTTCTCCATGATGTTTTTTAAGGTCATATAAATACTCCTTTTTTATTTGCGCGTATTGTACAGGAATATTTGCATTTAAGTAAGCCATAATTTATCACTTTATACTACCCCAATTTGGCCCAGATTCATAGTCAACCTTATTAGGTATCTGTAATTCAACTGCATTTTCCATTATATCTTTTATTTTTGCAGCTTCTAAATCATTTATAACAGATATATCAAGTTCATCATGTATCTGTATATGCGGTGTAATACCCTCCTTATAAAGTTCTATCATGGCTTTCTTAGTCATATCAGCTGCACTACCTTGAATTAATTTATTTAATGCTTTGTAAGTAAAAGCTCTACGATGACCATTCTCGTGCCAGTAATTTTTTTTAGGATTACCATCTTTGTCTTTAACAATGTTTCCTTCCTCATCTAATTCATGTGGTCCCATTGCTTGAAGCTCTAACATTCTTTCATGATCTTGTGCAGGTACAAACCTACCCCAGTCATTACCTTTTAGTATTGGTTCGTATTTTGGAAATCTACATTTTCTATTTAAAATAGTTTTTATCTTACCTTGTTTCTGAGCAGCACTCATTAATTGATTTGTTAATTGTTTTACAAAAGGAACTTTAGCATGATAGGTATCAAATAATTCTTTAGCTTTATCTTTGGATACCCCTAACTCTGCTTCTAGTTTAGCTTTACCCATACCATAAAACAAACCAAGGTTAATTACCTTGGCCTGACTTCTTGGAATCTTTGCCATGTCTGCAACAGTTTGGTGAAAGTCTGCTTTTGGATCATTATCATAAGCGTCTGCAATTTTATTAACGGAAGCTAATCCAAATCTTAACGCGTACTCTGTAACTAATCTTGGCTCCTGTTGCGAGTAGTCAAACGTACCCCACTGACAACCTTCTTCAGGTAAGAATAAACTTCTTATCAATGGTCCCGTGTTTGGATCCTTAGCTGGAATTTGTTGTAGGTTAGGATTAGAGTAACTAAATCTACCCGTAACTGTACCACCATCATCAGATCTAATCTGATTTATTTCCGCATGAATTCTACCTTTGTGTTCGTGTCTTAAAATTGTATCAATAAATGTTGTATTGACCTTGTTTATTTTTCTAGCTTCTGCTATCATTTGAATTATAGGATGCTCATGATTAGAAAGGAAATTTTTTGTAAATGAAGGTGCACCAGTTTTTTCAGTTTTTTCAAAAGGTAATTTTAAATATTCAAAAACTTTTTGGATACTACGTGCAGCCCATATTTGAGTTTCTACTCCTGTCTCTATTTTTATTTTGTGTATCAGGCGTTCTTCTTGTGTTGTTAATTCTTTTTTTAATTGATTGGCTCTTGTCACGTCTACCCGAACCCCTAGGAAACGCATATCGACTAAACAAGGGAAAAGATCAGTCTCTAAATTAAATATATCTTCACAGTCTTCTTCTTGTAATAATTTTTTTACATACTGCCAAAGTTTAAAAGTTAGTTCAGCATCTTTTTCAGCATAAGCTCCTACTTCACTTGCAGGTAATTTCCACATCTCTGCTTTTGGATCTAGTCCTCTAGACTTTGCAGCTTCATTCAAAGCTTTTTCATTTTTACCTTCGTTAAGATAAAACCATGACAAAGCATTTAGTGTGTATGCAAATCTATTCTCATCTAAAACAGAACACGCAATCATCGTATCTACGATTAAACCGTTGATTTTTATACCTAAATTACGTATCCAACATACGTCATACATTGCGTTATGAAATATTTTTGTAGCTGGACATTCACAAATATCTTTAAACCATTCTAAAGTTTTAGTTCTACTCATGTTGGGTCCTTCACCATGAGCTATTGGAAAATACCATTTGTCATTAAATGTAGCTACAGCAATACCAACAACTTCACCATTACCTGTAACCGCACCTGATCCTTTTGATTTTAAATCAGGATCTCTTGTTTCTAAGTCGATTGCAATTTCATCGTAATCTCTTAGATCAGGATATTCAGTGGGCTGTACCCATTCGGTTTGTGTTAAGTATTTAGGTATTTTCATTTTTGTAATACGTATTTCTTTGCAACTATCCTATTTAATTTTTCTTTATTACTAAATGCATATAGAGCTGCGTCATAAGTATGAGGAAATATTTCCCAATCAACTAACTTATTATAAATTTCTAAACGAAACTTATGTTTGTTTACCGTAATATTTTTAGCTTTAAAATTTCTGTTAGGCATTATTTTTTCTTTTTCATATCACTCATTTTTAACATTTCTAATTGACAGTAATGTACAATCTTTTTAAGATCTTCCACTCCCCCCTTCCGCTGATAACGACAAACGTATTTCACAACATTGCCTTGGAAAAACGAAAGATCATTTTTAGAAATGAACTCGTATGGTTGAATAGGAAACTTGGTATAATGATTCCCGCCTACCTGTGTATATTGTGGAAATGATTCCTCAAATATATCTTTATGTGTCATAGTTTTTCTCCCTTTTTAAATATAATTGTTTTAAGTTTTTTAGAAACCCTTCTTCCCATACCCAGAATCTTTCATGAGGAACTTCCATATTACCTATTCCATAAGATGTGTCTACCCAAACATCTCTTTTAATCCATGATCTAGGTATCCACATTTCTACGGGTTCTAAAAATTTTTTAAATTTTTTATATAGTCTATTATATTTTGTACTTTTAACTTTATTTACTTTTATCAAAACAGCTTTCGGTGTTTTTCTTAATACATCAAATTCAATTTGTCTGTGAAAAAATGTACTCATAGTTGATACTCCTTTATTTTCTTTTTAGCTTTCAGTTTGTATAAATTATTTCTTGCCCTTGTAATGCCGACATACCACACTCTATGCTCTTCATCTTGTTTGTCAACACTTAGCCTAATACTTTTCTGTACTTTGGAACCTTGATGTAAAGAAAGTATTACATTATCTTCTTCACCACCTTTAGCTGCATGAATTGTAGACACCCACACCCTTGCATTTTCAGAAAGTATTTCACCCCCAGAAATTATATTTCGAATGTAAAGTATTTCTTTCTGATCAGCTACAAAGATATCATACCAATTTTTTTCAGGATTCCAATTCCCACTGGGAATATATTCTCTGACGTCATTGATTTCTTTTTCTTCTAGCTTACCTTCTCTTATCCATTTAGTATAAGCCATCGCTCCGTTATATATACCTACGTTAAAACTTTTACCTTTGTTACTTTGATAATAAATATTTTTACTTTTAAGTTCTTTCATTATGTCTAACAAATTGCTTTTAGTTCTTGTCAAGATTAACCATTTACCTTTTGTAAGATCTATTTGTCCTAAATTATTGATGTAAGACGCAAAGCCCTCTTGCGCCCGTGGCAGGTATTCTTTGTGTTTCCTGATGCCTGCTATCTTACTCACTGCTATTTGAGACTGTTCCTGCACTGCTCTTGATACTCTTCTCGAATACCTTAAAACTCGTTCATTTGCAGGCTCTTTTATAAATCTATTAACATCAGCACCTGCCCAAGCAAATATGGCTTGGTCGTCATCACCAGCTAAATATATATCATCACAATTTTCTTTTAGCTTATCATAGAGTTGCCATTGTAATGGAGATAAGTCTTGTGCTTCATCTATAAAGATAGCTTTTAACTTAGGAAATTTTTTTGAGTTTACAACTTTCTTAACAAGATCATTAAAGTCTAGTAGATGCATTTTTGTTTTGTATTCTTGTAAGTTTATATGAATATGCTTTAACGTATCCCAACTATCTATATCTTTTCTGTCATGTTCATTAAGATTAAATTCTTCTCGTAAAGGTATATCTTTGTTAATAGATCTTTGTATCATTTGAAAATAAGGGTTATTACAAGTTAAGAAGTGTGTTTGTTCTTCATTATACTTATCATTAAAGTTCACTCTTATATTTAATTTCTTACCTAAAGCTTCATAATGATGTGGTTGCATAATATCACTTTCATTTAAGTTTAATAAATGAAAACAAAATGCATGAAGTGTTTGAAAGTATGGAACTTGTTTTTCATCTACACCTATTCTTTCTCTGGCTTCTTTTGCAGCTTTTTTTGTAAAAGCAAAGTAACCTATTTTGTGATAAGGTGTACCTGTTCTTACATAAGCGTTAACTCTACGAATTAATCTAAACGTTTTACCTGTCCCTGGTGGACCATATATTTTAATTGGCTTTTTCATCAGGTGTTTTAAATATATCTGTTAGTTTACCTTTAAATCCAAAATTACCGTGATGTGTTGTCTCGCCATCTACTACAGCATAAAATGCAAAACCTGCGTTCCTAGCTAAATTAGAAAAATGTATATCTTCTCCCCACCAATAACCAGATTTTTTATCAAAAACAGTATCCCAAAAATTATAAAAATATTTATTAGCTTCTTCAGATATAATCTCCTTTTGTTTTACTTTTAAATCAGAATGTTTTTTCATTAAAGATTCATAAACTTTTCTACTTATTAAAGTTAAACCTGCTGGCCCTGCTCTAAGTTCAGTTAATCCTTTTTTATCTATTTGAATATCTGTTGAATCAGGAAATGCCACAGAAAACTTTATACTATTGTCTTGTGTTTTTTTTCTATACGGCGTGCATATGATATCTTTTTTAGATAAAATCATTCTTCCTACAACTTTAGGATCAAACTCTACATCAGAGTCTACAAACAGTTGATAATCATAACCTGATTCTAAAAACATTGCTGTTAAAACATTTCTGCCATAACCAACGTAAGGACATTTGAAAGTGCTTATTGTTGATTTAATATTTGCTTTCGTAAATGTATCCATTAACTTTATTAATGATAAACATGTTGATACATGCATGGTGTCATAGGTAGGCATACATATAAATACACTAGGTATTTTTTTCGTCATACTATATTCTCCTTATCTTCTATTGTTATTTTTTCTTCTGGTATTTCTTCTTTCATCAAATCATCTGCAGGCATTTTTATACACCTGACCGGTGGAAATGATTTTTCATTCTCTCCTTTTGGAAATCTTTTCTGAAATCCAAACTCAGCTTTAAAATGACTCTTTATCAAAGTTGCAGTTCTAGGTCTGTCTTTTGTCCACTCATTTCTTTTAATCTCTTCATAGAATTTATCGTAGTCAAAGTAATAATACTCTTCATCTTTTAGTACAGCTCCACTTTTAAAAGAAGCAAAGGTCGTAGCTTCTGGTCCATTGACATAATCTTCTAAGTATTTCTTTAACATTTCAATTGGATTAGTCCCTGCAGGTGGTTTAATATCCTCTTTAGTGGCCCATAGAGCGTCCAGGATAGGCTGATATTCATTATTCTTAATAATGGGAGGGAATATAGATGTTTGGTCTGCTATGAGCGCTCTCATCTCTTTCATTTCTGCTATCTTTTTTATGTGTTTAGCATGTATTTGAACTACCTTACTGTCAGATAGTTCTACATTAAAAAAATATTCTGGGTCAGGTTTATAGTCTATTTTAATTAACCCTGATATCTGAGGCCAGCTGCTTTCTTTATGACTTCCAATACCAAACTTTCTACGTAAGCAAGTTCCTTTTGCACAATAAGAAGAGATAGGTAAATCATGACAGGTATGACCAGCTGTATCTTTGTCCCAACTTTTTATTTTTTCATTTACTTTAGCGTCACCCCAGGTGTCATCATACTGAATAAAATCTCTTGCGGCTTGTATTAATTTTTTCTTCCAATCGTCTTTATGTTTCTTTTTAACAAACACCATGTAGTTAAATAAAAATCTATCTCGCTCGTCTTTTAATTTGTTCCCTGATTCCTGAACCTGTTTGCATATCATCTGTAAACATGGAGGACCATCTAATAAATCATCAGGACCACCGGTTAATATCTCTTTTACTTTTTTATTTGATACTTCTTTTAATGATTCTTTTGTTTGTAGATTGTCTTTGACCACATTTAAAAAATCTTCGAACTCTAATTCTTTTCCATCAGGTAACAATGCTTTACGTTCTGTTTTCTTAAAATAAGGTAAGTTAATAAATGATCCAGAAGTTCTGACATTATCTTGGTTCATACCTAACTGTGTTTGTTTTGGAAATATTTCTGTCTTAGATGATAATCCAAATAAGAATAATAAGTTTTGTAAAAATTCTCTAATTAAAGTTGCAGGTACTTTCTCTGCTGTAAATACATATATGTGAAGTCCATTACTTTTTGATTTAATTGGAATGACAGGTAAATCTTTGTCTTCAATTACTTTTAGGTAGTGATGAATATCGAAACTAGAATAATCAGACGGATCAATATCGATTGCACCAAAGCTAGCCATACCATTATCATCACATGCTTGTATACCTATTGCACGTTTACCATCTAAATGATCTTGATAGTCTTGATCAGATATATTTCTTTTAGACCAGCCATAATCGCCTGGATCAAATTTTAATTTGTTTGTTTGTGGATCATGATAACCATTGTTAACATTACAGAAACCAAAGTCTCTTTCTAGTCCACCAAAATATTTTCTAAATTCTTTCATAAATTTAAGGCGCCTCCAGTCTCCCTTCAGCGCCTCTGTTATAACACTTTATTATACTATGTCTTGCTTTTGTTGACCAGCATCATATTTAGGTTTAGCTACACCTTTAGAAACGGATTTCTGAAGTTGTGCGGCTATCTCATAGGTAGATGCATCATCTTTATTAGCAATATCAAGATTTCTTACTCTTGATGGTTTGTAGACATGCCAGCTTTTACTTCCCGCAGTTCTTCCAATTGTGTTTAACTTATACACAGCAGAATAACTCGCAGGATTAAATGAACCTTGATCATCTGTGAATCTTAAATTCTTGATGAGGTTATTTAATTCCCTCGCTGGAGATAAATTAGAAGATCTCATTGGGACCACTGCAGGTTTTAACTCACCATCTACCATTGCTAGTACATAGAAGTATGCAGTTTTCTCAACATAGTTACCATTTGGTAATCTATATCTTCCATTTTTTTCTTCCACAGCATCGGCTGGAATCTCTAAATGAGTTCCTACTGGAGCTGAAGCACTATCGCCTCTCTCCTGCCATTCAGGAAACCTAGTTTGTGCGTGAGCAACTATAATATCTAGTCCCTCTTCTCCACTTATAAGTTTACTAAACCCTGATGCATAAATCATACCAGGTTTAGCTCCTTCTACATGCTTGGCGTCTCTCTCATTACATTCAGGTGACAGCTGATGTAAGATTTTCAGAATTGGTGTTGACACATCATCTGAACTAATCTCTTCAGCTCCTTTACCAGAGTCTGCTCTGAGATTTATTGTTGCTAATGCACCTGCATTAGCTTTCTTTGCTACTTGACTTTCCATAGATTCTCCTTTGTTAGTCTATTAGTCTGTTGATTTAGATTTACCAGTTATCTTAGTTCGATATCCAGCAAATGTACTGAAATACTCTGAGGGTATCTGACCACCACGTTCGTGGAGATCCCTCAAAGCAACTCTAAGGGTTCCGGCATTAACAGAAACTTTTTGTTCCGGTTCATAGCCTTGTCCTCTTGCAAGGGTAGCATATTGCATCGCCTTGTTATCTTCGTCCTTTCCAAACCTCACTGTGATTTCATTTTTCACAATGTTGCCTAGTCCGTTCTCTCGAAGCCATTGATAAGCCTCTGCTCTTTTTGGTGCAAGTGCAGTGGCAAAAAATTTATTATCTATCTCTATCTCAGAACCATCTTTTAATTTCATGGTTTTAAGATTCATAGAAAGCATCATATCAGGAATTATTACTTCAGATAAATAGCTTTCACTATCTTCTAAGTCTTTAATTTTATCTTTATGGTTTTGTATTTCTTGTTGTATGTCTTGAAGTTTTTTTATTTCGTCTGTTAGTTTTTCTGGATTAGTGATTTCCACCTGACTAGGTGCATCAGCTCTTAGATTGATCGTCATGTTACTCCTTAATAGTTTAATAGTTTAAATTTGTATTTGCACTATCCTATATAAAGATATATTTTTTATTGTCAACTAGTTTTGAAAAATATTTAATTCGATTGCGTAATAAGAAAATTGTCTTCTATCATATTTTAATAATTTAAATTTACCATTAGTAATATCAGAAGCTACTGCACACACCACACCAATTATTGCAGGGTCCCCATACAATAATAAATAATCATTAGCTGTAAAATTTTTTAATGAGTTTTTTATTTCCATTACCATTGGTCCTGGTGAAAACTGCATTTGTTTTAAACGTGGAAACATAATCTTAATTTCGCCATATTTTAATGCTGGAGTAATATCAATTTTAGGTTGACCTGTTTCTCTATCTGTAGGTATTTCTTGTACTAAATATACTTTTGGGTCACTGTGGGTCACTTGATCCATCATAGTTTTATATTCTTTTATATCCATTGACTTTTTTCTTTCAAAGTATTATATACCTTTTTAGAAAGATAAGTAAATGTTAAACTATAAATTTAAAACTGAGCCATATGCTCATCAACGTAAAGCTTTAGAAGTTTCTTGGGAACGAGAATATTTTGCATATTTTATGGAGATGGGTACAGGTAAATCTAAAGTATTAATTGATAATGCAGCGATGCTTTACAATCAAGGTAAGATCAATGGACTATTATTAATAGCCCCTAAAGGTGTATATAAAAATTGGTATGAAGATCAAATACCTACACACTTACCTGATTATATAAATAAAAAAATAGTGCTTTGGAAATCTTCAGATAAGACTCATGAACAAAATAAAAAATTAAATACTTTGTTTCAAACTGGCACAGAGTTTCATATATTAATTATGAATGTAGAAGCTTTTTCTTATGATTTTGGTAAAGAATTTGCACGTAGATTTTTAAGTTCACATAATGCTTTAATGGCTATAGATGAATCAACAAGTATTAAAACACCCACTGCTAATAGAACTAAAAATATTTTAAAATTAAAACACCTTGCTAAATACAGGAGAATATTAACCGGGTCACCTGTAACTAATTCACCATTAGATTTATATAGTCAATGTGAGTTTCTTGGTTCCTGGCTCTTAAAAACAGATTCTTATTATGATTTTAGAGCTAGATACTCTGTTATGAAATCTATTAATCTTGGAAACCGTAGTGTAAATGTAGTAGTTGGTCACAGAAATCTTGGAGAATTATCTAAACTAATTGAACCGTTTTCAATGCGTGTTCTAAAAGATGATTGTTTAGATTTACCTCCTAAAACTTTTATGAAACGTCAAATTACAATGACACCACAACAAGAAAAAGTTTACAAAGCTATGAAAAAATATGCAATGGCTGAGTTGGAAGGTAAAGCATTAACTACTAATAATGTTATGGTACAGTTAATGAGACTTCATCAAATTACTTGTGGTCATTTCACTGCTGATGATGGAACAATACAAGATATACCTAATCACAGAATAACAGAACTTATGGATATTTTATCTGAAGTAGAAGGTAAAGTAGTTATATGGTCTAACTATCAGAAAGATGTAGATACAATTTTAAAAGCGATTAGAAAAAAATATGAACGTGATGATATTGTTGTAGACTATTATGGTTTAACACCACAAGAAGAAAGGCAAAATAATATAAAGAAGTTTCAAGAAGATGACAAGTGTAGATTTTTTGTAGGTACTACTCAAACCGGCGGTTATGGTATCACATTAACTGCTGCTAGCACAATGGTTTATTTTTCAAATGGTTATGATCTTGAAAAAAGATTGCAATCAGAAGCTAGAATAGATCGTATTGGTCAAGAGTATCCAATGACTTATATAGATATTATAACTGAAGAAACAGTTGACACAAAAATTGTCAAAGCATTACGTGATAAAGTAAATATCGCCACTCAAATTATGGGTGAAGATTTAAAAGCTTGGATTTAAAAAACGTATTTATCTAACAACTGAAAAGCTACAGCCCCCACCGTAGCCAAAACTACCCAATAGATCTTGTCTATCTTGCCGCCCAATTTTTCTACATCTTCATGAAGATGTTTTAAATCTTTTTTCATACCTGTCATATGTCCTTGTAACGAAATAATATGTTCTCTTTGAGTTTCTGGTTCAATCATTATGAAATCATTCCACGTTGTCTTAACCTTATTTGTTGTTCTTCTGGAGATAATAATGCCATTTCAGTGGCTGTCAATCCCCCATTATTTGGCACATTAGATATGTTAGCTTGAGCTGTTTGTATTACCTGTGGGTTAGGCATAGCTGAAATCACATTACCTGGTAAAGGCGGTGTTACTATACCTGCATCAGAAAACATATCATCTGTTATGTAATCTGTAATATCAATATCAAATTGATCTTGAAAAGATAAATCTCTTAGATCATCTCTAATATCTAGTAGTATATCTTCTACTTCTTCAAATGGATTTTCTTCTCCAATTCTTTCTGCAATTTCTTCAAATTCTTTTCTAATATTTCTTGATGGATAATAAGGATCAAATCTATCATTACTTAAATCTCTGTAGTCTCCTCTCAATTGTCTATCTCTAAACTCTTTAAATATTTCATCTTCATCTGCACCTAGTATGTCTGCAGCTTCAAGATTTTTTAACATATTTTTTTGTACATTAAATCTTGCTTCGTTTGCTTTAATAAATTTATCAATAACTTCTACAGGAGTTTTAGGTCCTCCAGCTAATAGTGAGTCTGCACCACCTGTAAATAAACCTCTAGCTTCTCTGAGTCCTCTTTGATATTGAGCAATCTTAAATCCCATTGATCTAACAGGATCTAGTTTAACAGCTCTGTATCCAGCAAAACCTAAAAGCTCGTCAGGTAATTCAAAAAACTCACCACGACCTGATGGTTTATCAGCTGCTGCTTGGTATAATCTTGTTAACTGTGGGTATGAAAAAGGTAGCATTGATTCTGCAAGATGATCAATACCAATTTTAATTTTATCACCACCTGGAGTATTGTCATTCCATAATGCTCTACCATCATCTGTTACTCCGTTTCTTAATGTTAAATCTGTTAATGCTTCTGTGTAAATAGATTCAGATATAAATGGTGATGCAAGCTCACCGGCAGATTTAGCCATACCTTCTAGTAAACCTTGCATTAAAACTTCTTCATCTTCAATTCCATTTTGAATATTATTTAATAAAGTTTGTAGTGGTCTAATAGCTATGTCGTATGCATTACCATGACTAAAGTCTATGTATTTTAATTCACCTGTTTCTTCATCTCTAATAGGTAAGATAGTTGAGTTCTCTGACCATTTAGGTAAGTATCTTTTAATAGCTTCAAGTTCTTCGTTGGTAACATCGTATAAAGATTGAAAACCTTTTTGTATTCCATAAGGCGCTGCAGCTAATACAGTTGTCATACCAAGTAATCTTTTAATACCAATGTTTCTTAATGCTGGATCTTTTATTTCTCTGATAGCTCTTTGACCAATGTTAGTTGTTGTTCTTAATATCTCAGATGGGAAAGACATAAAGGTACCAAGAGGTAGACGTCTTAATGCTCTAACAGTGTCTGATACGTAGGCATAGTTTGGAACTGTGTTTCTTACAATGTCCGCTGCTTCATTATCTAACATCTCTTCTGTAAATTCTCTACCAGCTCTAGTGTATGCATTTTTTAATCTATATCTTTCAACAGCATAGTTGGCTATTTTAAACATATCATCCTCAGCTGTGTATAAATCTTCAGCACCTTTCATAACAGCTTTAGCTCCACGTCCAGCTGAACCTAAAAGTTTTCTACCCATAGACTCTAATGGTTTTTCTAAATTTAAATTACCACCATAACCTATATCTCCTAATATATTTCTAAAATCGTTTACGTTTGTTTGTGAGTTAACAACACCTAATCTTAAAAACTTTCTATATGCTTCTTGAAAATCTTGTTCACTGTATTTGTAAGGTGTGTATTTAGATGCAAACTTCTTGATACCTGTACCTACGTCTGTTGTTTTTAATGCTTCATTAAAAGCTTTAGCAACCACTGCAGGGTTTTCAAAAAAGATACCATTAGCTGCAGAGAATCCTGTTGCAGAGAATATGTTTCTAAAGTGAGTTACGGGTGCAAGAATTGTTTTAGCTACCTGTGATGCAGCTTTTGGAAATAAAATTAAATTACGATAGCCCCATGTTGCTAGTTTCTCGACGCCTGTTGCATCTTTTCTTGGTTCAAATAAAAATTTTAAAATCTTACCACTCTCTGATAATCCATCTGCAATAGCTCTTGATGTATATTTACCAGCTAAAGGATTAACAGCATAGTCATCTTTAAATGCGTTAGCTACGTAATCATCTAGCTTTACAATTTCTTGATTAGGTAAAGCATTCTCTGCTGCGTTTCTAGTTCCAAAGAAAAACCCTTTGGTCCCTGGTGCAACGGCTCCTCCAGCTTGTTCTATTTCTTTTACAGCTTGTTTTCTAAAATAATCTTGATCATCTAATCTTTGAAACATTTGATTTTTTCTAGCAACAGTAGATAGTCTTGTCATACCATTGTACAATGAAAATCTAGGGTCAGACATTTCACCAAAAAATTCTCTAAATATTTTACTACCTTTACCAATTGGTTCGATGATGTCACCTTTTCTACCCGCACCTCTTAATGCAGAAGCTCTTCTTTTACCGGTTAGTATTTTGCCTTCAGCATCTTTTACTAATACTTGTTTAAAAAATTTTTTAGTTAAACCATCATCATTTTCTGCAGTCTTAGATGTGTATTTAAAAAATGGTAACTCGTTTGGTTTCTTAGCTGCAAGTGCAGTATCTACTAATCTATTTAATTGTTCATCTACTTGGTTAACACTTTCAAAAGGTTTACCAGCTTTAGCTGCGTATCTTATAAATAATTCTCTAGCATTTTTGTAAGCTTCATTGGTTGGTGTGTATCTAACAAATGGTAATACAGGTTTGTCTTCAAAGACTCTGTATGTACCACCTAAATAATCTTTTACTCTTTGGCCCATGATTGATTTTAAAGGTGTAACATTTGACATGTCACCACCTAGCTTGGTAGCTGTTGAGATAAGAGTAGTGAAAGCATTTCTTGCTTTACCTAATGTACCAAATAATTGATTAATCTCTGGTTGTTTTAATCCTTTTACTTTTAATTTTTCTGTAAGATCAACTACTATATCGTCTTTAATACCTTTAGTTAAATCACCAGAGAACATAGCATCATTAATAGTTTCAAGTACCTCTGCTTTTTCTTTACCTGTAGATTGATTAAAAATAGTTTTTACAGTTGGAAACATTTTATTTAATGGCTTATCTATTTCTTTAACAAGTTTCATAGCTTCATTAGTGTCAGCCATAGTGGCTCCTTTTTCAGCCATCTTCTCTTCAAATATTTTTTGTGGTTTAGCACCTCTTGCTCTTACTGCACTGAATATACTATTAAAAAATCTACTTAATTTTGAATTACTAAACTCAATATTCTTACCCATGGTGGCAGCTTCTTTAATACCTCTACCTACACCATAAACAATAGGTGTAATAAACAAAGACTCTCCACCAAACTTAACTCTGTTTAATAACTTTCTACCAGCATCTTTTGATGGATCTGCTAAAGCTTCATCATCTAAATCTGTTGGTCCTCCTAACACATCTCCAATACTTCCTATATCTTCAACGTTTGCTACTAGCGTTTCCCCCGCTGCACCGCCGCTAACTGCAGCTGCAAATCTTAATTTTTTAGCTGACTTGTTTAATTCATCTGCTTTAGTTGCACCTTTAATTAAATCTGGTCTTTTAAGATCTAAATATTTATCAGCTTTTTTAGCTTGTAAAGCTTTTGTTGCCATCTTACGTGCAACATTAAAACCAATAGCTCCTGGTACACCAATCTGTACTAATGCTTCAACTAATCTACCTGCTGCTTTTTCTTGTGCAATCTCTTCGAATGGATTTATTTTATCAAAAAATACTTCTACATCAGCTGCAAGATTTGTATCTGCACCTAAGTCAATTAATTCTGCTCCTAATGAAACTACACCTTCAGGTACTTTAATTATACCGGATACTAATCCTGCTGCGGCTGCACTGAAAGCATTTCTTTCATTACCTAATTCTTCATCACCTAAACCCATGAAGCCTTCTGGATCGAAATCTGTATCGTATGCCATTTAGCCTCCTAGTTTTGTATTAGTTCTTCAAATG